AAAACTGACCGCACAAGGCGTGTTGCAGCGGGCGCGCAATGAAGAAGGTGAAGAAGTGATGGGCCGCTACAATTTATTGGCTGTGCGCGATTATTGTCGCCATTTGCGCGCGCGGCTGCGTGAGGGCGACGCTGGCGAGCTTATGCGTGACGCGCTGCGCAATCGGCAGTTGGCGGCCAATGCTGAACTGGCTGAGATGGAAGTGCGCAAGCGCAGAGGCGAGCTGTTGGAGACGAAGCACATCGATTTTGTCATCACAAATATCCTGACTTACTTCAAGACGCGGATCCTCGCGCTGCCTTCGCGCATCTCGCGGCTGTGCGTTGGCAAAAGTTTCCGAGAGATTTTCGATCTAATTACGCGCGAGATTGAAGCCATTTTGCGCGAACTGTCCACGTTCAGCGTGGCTGATTTCACCGTTAAGTTCGCCAAGGAAGAGGAAGATTATCTCGTTGCGCAAGGAGTAAACAAATCGAGCTTGAATGGCGAAGAGGACGACGAAGACGACCCCGACCACCACGCCGCTGCTGCCGGAGCGTGAGCAGCGCGCGTTCCTTCGAGCGCTGCGTGATGCGATTCGATATGGTTGCGAGTTCTGCTCGCTGATTGCGCCGCCGAGCAAGCTGCCTCTGAGCGAGTGGGCTGATCGTTACCGCATATTATCAAGCGAAAGCAGCGCTGAGCCCGGCCAATGGTTCACTGACAAAGCGCCTTACGAGCGCAATATCATGGACGCGATCAGCGATCCGTGGACACCGCGCGTGGTAGTACAAAAGGCGAGCCAGGTCGGCATCACTGACAGCGCGATCTTGAATCCGGTCGGCTATTTCATTGATGAGGATCCATGCCCGATGCTGGTGGTCCAGCCGACCATCGAGCTTGCCGAAGCGTTCTCGACTGATCGGTTGCGCCCGATGCTGCGTGATTCGCCCAGGCTGCGCGGCAAAGTAGCTGAAGCCCGTTCGCGCGATAGCAGCAATACGCTTAGGCGGAAAAGTTTCAAAGGCGGTTTCGTCGCGCTGGGCGGTGCGAATAGCGCGGCAAGTCTGAGCGGTCGGCCGGTGCGAGTCGTGCTGCTCGACGAAGTAGATCGCTATCCCGCCTCAGCAGGCACAGAAGGTAACCCCTTGCAGTTGGCGATTGCTCGAACCACCGCGTTTTGGAACCGCAAAATAGTAATCGTATCTAGTCCCGGGCTTAAGGGTGTCAGCCATGTCGAGCGCGAGATGGCGCAGAGCACTCAGGAACATTGGTATCTGCCGTGTCCCTCATGTGGTTTCCAGCAAATCTTAGATTGGGACAGGATTCGTTTCAGCGACATGACGCATCGCTGTTTGCAGTGCGATGAACATTTCGAGAAACATCTTTGGCTAATGGGCGAAGGCGAATGGCGCGCGCATCATCCGCTCGATAAACGCGGCAACAAAGTTGTTACGCGCGGGTTTTATTTGAGCGGTCTCTACAATCCGTGGATTGAATGGGACATTTTGCGCGACGAGTTCATCCGAGCCGTGCGTGCCAACGAGGAAGGCGATGTTGAACCGTTAAAAGCGTTTCGTAACACGCGCCTGGGCCAGCTGCACGAGGACACTGGCGAGAAGGTTGACATCGATCTTTACAAGCACCGCCGCGAAGTTTATTCGGCTGAGATTCCAGATGGCGTGCTGGTTCTGACCGCAGGCGTGGACGTCGGTGAATACGCGCTCAATTATGAAATTGTCGGCTGGGGCAGAGCCAATGAAAGCTGGGCCATTGAGTTCGGAATGATCGATGGCGATCCGCGCGAAGGCGATGTATGGGCAGCGCTCGATGAAGCGGTTTACCGGCGCACATTTAAGACCAGCGATGGCAAACTGATGCGGGTGCGCAAGATGGCTGTCGACAGCGGTCACGCCAGCGATTTTGTTTACGTTTACACTAAGCCGCGCCAGCCGCGCGCGATTGCGATCAAAGGCGAAGGCGGCTTAGGGAAACCGTTCATTAAAGGCGCTGGCTATTTTACCAAGACTAATCGCGCGCGCTTGCAATATCTCGGCGTTGATAGCGGCAAGGAAGAGATCGTGAACCGGCTGCGCGTGCTTGAACCAGGGCCTGGATATTGTCATTTCCCGAAGCTGAAAAATGGCGAAGCTTGCCGGGGCTACGATGAAGAATACTTCAAAGGGCTGACAGCTGAGCGCCGCATCGTGAAAGCCAAGCACGGGTTTCGCACTTATATCTGGATCAAACGATTATCCCAGCGCAACGAGCCGTTTGATTGTCGCAATTACGCGCTCGGCGCGCTGCGTATCCCATGGCAAGGCATCAATCTTGAAACGATGAAACGGGATCTGTTCACCGCGACTGATGCAAAAATTGAACGCGAGACCAGCGGGTTTGGCGCGCAAAAACAATCCATGATTGCAGAGGAAGGTCTCGTGGATACAGGAAGCGGCCGGCGGCCAGGAGCGCAATTCGGCGCGCAAAATCGCCCGCTCTGGTGAAGCTTTGAATCAAACGATTCGAAGCTACCGACCGAAGCTTAGAACCGTTTGATTCTAAGCTCAGATACCTCACGCTGAGGGACTTATGCGTTGACCTGTCTGCTGGCTCGCCCAATTGCAAAGCACGTTTGCGGCTAATCGTGTGCGGTAAACGCCGGTCTCAGCTTCACGTTGAATCAGTAACCGCATTACTTGTTTTGGCACTACGGTTTCGATGCGACAATCGCCTACCTTTGGTCTGCCAACTTTGCGATGCAATGATCTGTTCATCTTCGACGCGGAGTTTATGAGTATAAAATCTGAGCGCAAGATTTTTGCTTTTCCGTAGGACAAAGACTGATAGCGTCGCCAGCTTGGATCATCATGGTGCCAGCATCTCCATCGCCGCCGAATGTCGCAGCGCGAGATGTGGTCCAACCGAGTGCTGACCTGGTGCCCTTCACCTGCCCTTGGGCGCAAGACGGTTTGAGGCGCGCGATGGAAGGCATGATCGGTGTCGCTACCGGCACGAAAGGCTACGGCATTGGCAGCAGATGGGTGCGTTATCGTGATGCTGCCGAGCAAGCGTCAGTTGTCGATTATTGGCAAAAGATGGTCGAATACTACTGCGGCGCCGACGCGTTGCCGTCGTCAATTACCGGGCGCGATACCGCGTGCCGAATTATCCCGCGTGACGTATGAAAGCGCTGATTACCGGCAATGGCAACGGGCATGTTCCACGTGGAACATTGTATAATTCGCGCGGCCAAATCCTTCGCGCTGAGCCGGAACTTGATCCTCGTGCAGCAGCGATAGAAGGTCCTGGTTATTTGGGTTTAGGTCGTCAATTTGGTACGACCGGCTATGCCCACTATGGCGCGAACTTAAGCAAAAATTCGCTGGCAGGCTGGCTGTGGCAAGGCGGCGATCCTGATAAAGACATCGGGCTGAACGTGCAGGTGTTACGCGAACGATCACGTGACGCATTCATGGGGATTCCTTTGGCGTCGGGTGCAATCGAAACGTTCGATACGAATGTGATCGGCGAGGGGCTGTATCCGGCGCCCAATGTTGACGGTGAAGCGCTCGGCCTAGATCAGCAAGCGACCGCTGATCTGAACAAGGAACTTGCTGACAAATGGGACTGGTGGGCTAGCGATCCGCGCGAGTGCGACTTTGAAGCTAAACACAGCTTTTACATGCTGTTGCACGTTGCGTATGAATCGATGTTGCTCAGCGGCGATTGCCCGATTCTTTTTCCATTAAAGGCGGTTCAAGGCGGCTTATTCGAATTGAAGCTGCGGGTGCTGGAAGCTGATCGCGTCATGAATCCGTATGTTTGGAATCCGGAGCAGAACATTTTCTCTGGCGTCGAGCTAGACACTGACGGGACGCTGCTCGCTTATCACATCAGCGAGCGCCATCCGCTGGCGTCATTGCGCATCGCGCCGCAGCAGCCGTTCAAGACATTTCGGATTACGCCTTTTGGCGAGGCATCCGGCAGACGAAACATGGTGTTGCTAATACGTCCCGAGCGTCCTGAACAGCGGCGCGGCGTGCCGATTCTCTCCGTGTGCCTGGAACTGCTCAAACAAATGGGGCGTTACACTGATGCAACGGTCGTGGCAGCGGTGATTCAATCGTATTTCACCGCGTTCATCACGGCTGAGTTTCCTGATCCGACAATTTTCGATTCGTTGCTGACCGATGAGCAGAAACAGCAAATCCTGAACTTTAATCCATACAATGTGCAGCTTGGACCTGGCATCGTGAATTTCATGCGCCCGGGGCACGCGGTAAACTTTTCCAATCCCACGCAGCCGCAAGCGAGCTTTGGCGAGTTCACGATCTCGGTTGCGAAATTTGTGGGCGCGTCGCTAGGTATTCCCTATGAAGTGCTGCTCAAGCAGTATAACGCCAGCTACAGCGCCAGCCGCGCTGCGCTGCTCGATTTCTGGAAGCGAGTGCGCAAGCATCGCGCGCAAGTGATCGATCAACTGTGCCAGCCGGTGTATGAGGAATGGATGGCAGACGCGATTAGTCTCGGTCGCATCGTGAATTTTCCAGGCGGCTGGGACGATCCAGAAGTGCGCAAGGCGATGACGCGCTGCATCTGGACTGGAAGCAGCGCTGGCAGCCTCGATCCGCTCAAGGAAGTCAACGCCGCCGATCAAAAAGTTACTTGCGGTTTTTCGACCATTGAACGTGAAGCCGCCGAACTGAACGGCTCGAACTGGCGCGACAATGTTCGCGAGCAAGCAATCGAGCAGGATGAGTTTGACGAAGCTGGCCTAATTTTCCCGCCCTACAGGCCACAGCGCGGTACATTCGCTGCACCTGCCCCGGCTCAGCCGAAACCGCCACCGGGAACACCTGAGCCGGCCGCGCCACCGCCACCGGGTGGGACATCAGATGCGCGTGTTAGCCGTAAAAAGCGCACGCGCACCCTGTCCCGGGATGCCGACCTGGCAAGCAGTTTAAGCGGGAGATTTGTAAGATGAACAAACGCGACTTTTATCTGTTCAGAGCAGAGGCAGCGGAAGAACCAGCGAGCGCGGAACTTTTGATTTTCGACGCCATCGGCAACTGGGAAGACTTGGGCGAAATTAGCGCCAAAGCTTTTGCGCGCGATCTGGCCAAGCTGCCTACTAGCGTGAAGCGCTTAGATATTCACATTAACAGCCCGGGCGGCAGCGTGTTCGATGCACAAGCGATTTATTCGCGGCTGGCTGATCATCGGGCAGAAAAAATCGTTTACGTAGATGGTCTGGCTGCTAGCGCTGCGAGCATCGTGGCGATGGTCGGCCACAAAGTTTATATACGCGCCAATGCCAACATGATGATCCATTTGCCGAGCGGCGTGCTCATGGGCAACGCTGATGACGCGCGCAAATTCGCGGCAGCGCTGGATTCGATTACTGAATCGATGATCAACGTTTACGCCAAGAAGACTGGCTTGGAGCGCGCTGATATTCGTAATTTCCTGGCTGCCGAAACTTGGTTCAGCCCGCAAGAAGCAGTCGAGCACGGTTTCGCTGATGAGATTCGTGGCGTGGTCAAGGCAGCCGCGCAAGTAGGCGAGCATCGCGCAATCTTCAATGGCGTTGAGTTCGATTTATCCAGATTTCACAATGTCCCGGC